CATAATTACTTTAACAACTTTGCCAACTTCGTCTGTTGGATTTGAATCCACCCAGTCAATAATGTCAATTACTTCTAAATTAAAATCTTTGTCGTTGTAAAGCGCATCGACATAAAGAGCCGCGTAAATAAATTTAGATATTGCTTTTATTTGTCCAACTCCTGGCTTTGTTAGCGCCTCAATTGTCTCTTGGACATCGTAGCCAAGGCCATCGCTAAAATGCATAAGCGCACCCATCCCAAATTTAACAGGATAGGTGCCGCCATTAATTGTGATTATTGTTCTGCCTGTGTGATTCATAGGCGAAAGATAATACTAATTAGGTTGATGCTGGTACAACGGTCGCCTTTAGTAGAGGACCTTTGCCTGTAAATTCTACGGAATAAGTTACCGCAGCCTCCATTTCAGCTGATACGCTGATTGATGCAACGCTAGCGTTTCCGTAAAATACAAGGTCTCCAGTAATGTTGGTGGTAAACTTCAACGCAACAACAGTACGACCGCTTAAAAGCGTGTAAATATCGCCTACGTTGTTTGTGTCGTCAAATGCAACCAATCCGTCAGTTGAAACGGACCAATCACGCAATCCAGCGATATGGTCGGCCCATCCGCCATCGTCTTTGCAAGTTGCATCCGCAAGGTCAACGTTTACGGATAATTCTGAAGAGGTTGCGCATCCAATCATAACGTTGTCAAGGTAAACGTTTAAAAGGGTGCCATTAAATTTGCCAGCAGTTGCCATATTTTTGTTAGTTTAATTCTAATTTTTTTTAAAAATAAAAGGACTTTGAATAATTGCAAAACAATAAATTTTAAGTGTAGACCAAAAAGTTGCCGTCTTGATCTATTATTATTTCAAATAATTCGTCAATAATAAACCGCTCCGCTGGTAATATTGTAGGGTAAAGTCCGCCAACACCTTTAAAGTTTGCCGAAATTGTTGCAACATTTTCCATTGGAGCCGACTGGCTTATTGACTCAATCATTGCCAAACCTATAAAGGTTAAATTATCGTCTTGCCCAGCTGACAAATATACGCGATCACGATTAACGTAAGCGTTGAATAAATCGCCAAATGAAAAGCCGTCTTGAATGTATAAGGATTCGCTCGATAAGGACCAGGACGCAAGCCTTGAAATATGGTCTGCAAAAAACCCCGACTCGTTGCTTGTCTTATCAAGTTGTCCCATTTCAGCGGACAACTCGTAACTGGTTGACTTGGCAACTTGATTGAGCCCAACCGTTACAAATAAAGCGGAGCCGTTAACCTTAGCCATTTATCCAGTTTTCAATAGTCATTATTTCGCGATGCACAATATTAGTGTCCGTAATGCTTGAAAGACTAGTTTGTTGCACGAGCTTTGCGGTAACAATTTTGCCTATTTGCAATGCCAAATAATTCTCAGGATAAAGGCAAACGATTTGCAAAATAGAGTCGGCGATTAGATCAGCGTCAATGCGTCCGTATGGCGCAATCCCAGCCGTTACAACGTCCAAAGTTATTGTGGTAATGTAATTATATTCCTGGTTGTCTTTGTCGTCTTCTTGCGTTTGGTTTCCGATTAAAATGTAAGGAAAAACCGCCGTGTCAGGCGCAAAGGTATCGTAACAAGGGACAAGCGCACCTTTATAAGTAATTGTATTATTTAAAGCCGTCCAATAAGCTTTGCGAATAAATGGTTTAATATTTCTCATTTAGCAAGTAATTTTTTTAAGGTGCGCTCAATGTTTTTTGGCAATTCCGTCCGTTGTTTAAAAACCTCGGGATAAAAAAACGGTCTTGCTGGTAAGTTAACTTCTTTTATTCCGTCGCCTTTAAATTGGGCCGCGAAATCGCTTAACTCGCTTGGGACCTTAACCCTGGTCCCAGTTCCAAACTCAACATAAGCCGCGTAATTAGCGCCAACCTCCACGCCTCCAGTAATTTCGTTTTTACTTACTTTAATTGGCGTTGATTGAATACTATTTTTTAGCGCTCCAGTATCAACGGCCACATTACTTGCCGCTTCGCTTTCAATAGCCAACATTGAATCCTCAACCTCCGCCCGTACATAGTCGGCAACGTCGTCCTCTAAGTTTTTTAAATACTTATAAAACGTATTGAGGCTTTGCTTATTAAATTCAATGCTTAGCATTTAGTCTCGTTGGGTTGCAATTAACTTAATCATTCTGTCGTATTCGTTCACGTCAATTATTTCGCTAATTATAAGCGTTTTGCCAGCGTAAACAATGTGCATGGACTTGGTAATTGTAACCAAAGGATTGTCGCGAATAATTACCTCCCATTGGTTTTTGATAACCATTTGGTCCTCGCTATTTTGCCGCGATCCACTAAGATTGGTAACCTTTGCCCAACAAGTGTATGACAATCCAGGCTCTGAATAAAAACCGCCGTAACCATCGCCAAATAAATTGGAATTGTAAAACGAAATGCGTTCCCGCAAGTCGCCCGCTTTAAGTTCCTTATTAGTCCTCACGCGCCAAACCAATTATAAGTTTTATAAGGCATCAAAACTGCTTTGACACCTAAAGGCGATTCGATAGCCTGTAAATCGCTGAAATCCTCACGACGTTCGTAAAGCGTATTAACCATCATTTTAACGGCTAGCTTAATGTCCTCGGGAACGGTTGAAAATCCAGCAACATAAACCATCTTAAACTTATAAGATTGGGCGCCGCCTATAATGTTAATCTTTGGAAATAATCCGACGTTTAGCTGGTAATTTAAAGTCGTCTCGACATTATTTTGGTCAAGAGTCACGACCTTTGTAACATCGCCAGCCGCAATCAAAGGACCGTAAGGAATTTGCCATTGGTATGGAAATCCAAACGATTCAATTGTAACTGTTTTGCGAATAATTGCCTTGCCCATGTACGACTCGCAATGTAGGCGCGCCACTTTTATAAGGCTAGTAATTAAAGTGTCCTCGGAACTTCCGTCAATTCTTGCGTAATCTTTAGCCTCGGCCAATGTGATTGGCTCGGTAACTGGCGACACGTCTGCAAACTGGATGGAATAGCCTGTAAAACTGCCATTTCCTAAACTGTATAATAAATCACTCATTGTATGGTTTTTTTGCTTTGTCAACGATAAAGGTATAAAAATGCTCTAGTTCTTGTTCTTGGTATTTTAGCCGTTCGTCCGCTAGATTGCGCATAATGTTTTGATGGAAATCGTAAAGGATTTCGTCGCTCATTAACTCGTCAATCTTTGCAGCCATGCCGTCTAAGTCGTCACGATCAAAGTAAAGGCCAGCAGCGCCAAGACATTCCTTTAGTCCGTCCGTAGGCGTGCAAATTACTGGCAGCCGATTAATTGCCGCCTCTAAACCAACGCGGCCGTAACTTTCGTAGGTGCTTGGCACTAAAACAATGTTTGTTTTGCCATAAATCAAATGGACGTCAGGAGTTTGCGCGACATACTTTAAATTTTTTAATGTGTCGTCAATGATTTGCTCGCCATAGCTACCAAGCACGCCAAGGAATTTAATTTTAGGTAATCGCCTGGCAAGTTCAATTAAAATCTGTCCGCCTTTATTTTCGTTGCAATTTATCAACGTCACATTTTGCCCATGCTTGCGGTTGTACTTCACATCCTCGGGAAAAATTGGCGGCTTGCAAACAATCGACGCGTTTGGGTAAGCGCCGTTTTGTACGTTTTTTTCGTTGGCTTTGTTGTTATAAACAACGTGAATGTTATGCTGCTTAAAACGGACATTTCTATAATCTGAATCGTTGTGGCTTAAAAAAATTAATTGCTTTTTAAATTGCCTCGACCAATTAATTGCAACTCCTGTATTGTCTAAATGCGTAAATATTACGCTTGCATTTTGTAAGGCTAAAAAAAAGTCGTTTGAATAATAACCAGTAATAAACTTTATAAACGCAAACTTTTCTCCATCGGGATAAATTTGGCCCTCGGGTAAAATTACCTCAATACTGCATCCTTTTTCGTGAAAATATTTGGCGTAATGTTGAACGGTCCACTCGGCGCCCGAGTTATGAGTTCCAGCCCAGGCGTGTACAAAAAAAACGATATTCATGCTTTTTTATTTTTGATTCGTTGAAAGGTATTGATTTTTAGATAAATAAAAAAAGGCCGCCAATATTTGGCGACCCTTTTATAAACAAACACTTACTTTCCTTATGATGCGGAACCGTTAGCCAAAGCGGCTGCAAAGCTTCCGTAAACAATAGATTGAGAGGTGTAAACTGCCAAAGCAATTCTCTCCTCAACGCGTACAGTTACAAAGTTCTTAGTAACGTTGTCAGCATCTTGCTCAAAGAACTCCAAAGTAACGCCCTGACGAACGAACAATTGGGAGCCAAGTGCAAAGTCACCAACGAAGAAATCACCAGCAACAACGCCATTTATTGCGTAAACTGGAACGCCCATAATAAACATTTGTCCGCCAGTCATTGTAACATAAGACGGCAAAATATAAGCTCCAGCGCTTTCCTTAGTAGATACTAATTTAAGGTAATCCGTTGGGTTAATCATGATTGCATTTGGCGCGTATTCGTTCTTAGTAGTTTGAACTACCGCAGCCGCCAAAACGTCAAATCTGTTAACAGTTGTTCCAAAAGAAACAGTTGTCCAAGCCGATCCGTCAGTTGCAAAACCGTTTAAGTTTTGACCGCTTCCGCTTCCGTACAAAAGTTGGGTATCTTCAACGTTCAACAATTTGCTTGGCGCACGGCTAGAAAGATATGCAATCAATCCAGGGGTGTCGTCCAACATTTCTTTTGTCAAACGCATGAAAGTAGGAATTGTTCTAATAGAACGATCTACCGCAGTCAAATCGAAATCAGATTGAGGCTTTGCGGAACCTTGCGCGGTTGGAGCCGCAGCGTTGTCGTATGCTGATTCGCGCACGAAACGGATAAGGTTAGAGCTAGTCTGTCCAACTGGCAACAATTGACGAACGTTAACCTTACGGTTAGGAACAAACTTCAAATCAGGTACGCGGTCCGCTGGGATAACTTCGCCAGTATAAGCGTTTCCAACTGTCATGTCGGCACCTTTCAATTCAAGGTCCAACTTTACTTTGTTTGCGTTTCCGCTTTTGTAGTTTCCGAATGCGTCAGAGTTAAACGCTTTCTCTAATTCGCTTGAGAAAGAATAACTTTTTTGAGCGCTTGCGAAACCAGCCTGAGTTCTTGCGTCTACTTGGTCAAGCTGAGCTTGTAGCGCAGTTGCCTTTTCGTTTAGCTTGGACGTTTCAGCAGAAAGATTTTTTCTGAATTCTTCGCCAGCTTCTTTCATTGACTTTACATCGGAAATCAACGCCTCGTTGCCTTCCAATTTTGCCAATACTGAATCTAGTTGTTTGGTAATTGCTTCCATTTTGTTTTTAGATAAATTTTTTAAGTTTCGGTATATATTCAAATTCCAAGGCCATTGCTAAGCTCGGGTCTTGCTCGGTTACGAATTGAGTTGCCTCGGATTCCACGGCCAAAACTGATTTTAATTGCAAGTCCTTTAAATGTTCTTCGATTTGTTTTAAGCAAATTTCAAGTTGTAACATTGTTTCGTCGGTAACGTCTCCCTTTCTAAGAATGTTACCAAATTTAACAATCATTTCCTCGCTCTTTGGTAAATCCCAGCCTTTCATTGATTCGATTGGCGTGTTTGCGTTAGCCCCCCAGGTAACGGTCGAACCCTCCCAAAGTTTGATTTCTCTTATTTCTCGGTAAGCTGATTTATTATCTGACTTAATAATTTCAAAGCCAACGGAATGCTCGTTAAAAACTCCCTCTTTGTAAAGCTTTATAACGTCCTTGCCGTAGCTGGTTTCGGTAATCTTTGAGGTAAAACGCAAGCCTTTGGCATCCTCCATTAATTCCATAGGTTTTGCCAATGGCATTAAAGGATTATGTTGTAGCAAGTGCATAATCCGATTGCGTCCCATTGGTCCGTTTTCGGCAACTGTTTTTTTGTAAGCGCCTGAAACGATAACGTCACCGTCGGAATCAATATTGTTAAACGCGGAAAAATATCCCGTTACGATTCCTTTTACGTCGTCGACGTCCTCAATTATTCCATCGCTTAAATTCTTGTAAATCATTGCGTCTTTTTTTGTAAAAATAAAAAGGTTAAAAAAAAATGCAAACCAATAAATTTATTGATTGACAAAATGCAAGGCTTTCGCTTCGCTTTCCTCAAAGATAC